CTTATGGTAAAATTGTAAAGAACCTTATCGATGAGGGAGCCCGTTTGGGTGTCTCATCCAGAGGAATGGGCTCATTACGGCCCGTAGGACGCAATTGTAGTCATGTTCAAGATGATTTTTATCTTGCAACAGCTGCAGATATTGTCGCCGACCCTTCCGCTCCAGCGGCATTTGTCAATGGAATTATGGAAGGTAAAGAATGGATATGGGATAATGGTATTCTAGATGAACGCCACATTGCCCGAATCGAGAAACAAGTAAAAATAACTAGTCAAAAGCAATTAGATGAAGTTCAGATAAAAGCCTTTGATCAGTTTATGTCTAGTTTATAAGTTTACTAAATAATAACAATAGTAAAACCCTAAATTAACAAACATTAGGAGATTTAAATGTCTGAAGAAATTTTGGAAGGACAAGAGTCTGAAGAACAGAGTGTTGAGGAAACCGAAGAGTCTTCAGATGTTCAAATTCAAGCAGAAGCCAAAACTAAGGCGTCTGTGAAGAAGGAAGAAGAAGAAGATTCTGAAGAAGAAGACGAAGAGGAAGTAGAAGAACAAAAAGCTTCTGTTAAAAAAGAAGAAGGCGAAGAAGAAGGCGATGATGAAGAAGAAGAGCCTGAAGAAGAGCCTGCTGAAGAAGCTGTTCAAGTTCCTAAGACTAAGAATCAAATGTTGAAAAACATTTATGATCAAGTCAATAAAATGAAAAAGTCTGATCTTTCAGGTAAATACGAACAGATTCTTAAAGCTGCTACACAAGTAGTTAAAGAAGAAGAAGAAGTTAAAGAGGAAACAACTAAGATTCAAGCTGTTTCACCTCAAGAAATCGAGCCACCTAACGTTGAAGATGATGTAGAAGCGTTAGTTAGTGGAGAAGAGGGGCTTTCTGAAGATTTCAAGAAGAAAGCATCTACAATATTTGAAGCTGCAGTTCATGCAAAAGTTGTTGATGAAGTCAACAAACGTATGGAAGAACAGAATAAAGAACTTGAAACTTCTAAAGATGAATTCCAAAAGGAACTCACAGAAAAAGTAGATGGTTATCTCACTTATGTCGTTGAAGAGTGGATGAAAGAAAATGAATTAGCAATCGAAAGAGGAATTCGTTCTGAATTGGTTGAAGATTTCATGTCCGGACTCAAAACTCTGTTCACAGAACATTACATCGACATCCCTGAAGAGAAAGTTGACATGGTTGACGACTTATTCACAAAAGTTGAAGATCTAGAACAATCTTTGGATGAAGAGATTAATCGTGGAGTAGAACTCCAAAAAGAATTGGCCCAGTTCAAAAAGGATGATGCCGTTAAACAAGCAACTAAAGATTTAGCCGATAGTGATTCGGAAAAAATCGCAAAGTTGGCTGAAGGTATCGAATTTGAGAATACGGAGCAATACATTGAAAAGTTAAGTGTACTCAAGGAGAGTTATTTTCCTAAGTCTGAAGCAGTAACCTCAGAAATTACTGAAGCAGATGAAACAATCGAAGTTCAAGACATCGATGAGAGCATGCAACATTATACATCAGCGATCCGTCGCTATAACTCTTAATTTTTATAACCCTATAGGAGAAAACTATGTACCTAGCTGAAGACCTTCAGAAAAAATGGGGTCCAGTATTGGAGCACGAAGATCTTCCTAAGATCAAAGACAACTATCGTAAGGCTGTAACAGCAGTTCTCTTGGAAAACCAAGAATCTGCAATGCGTGAACAGTCACAACAAAATAGCGGTGGTGTGTTTATGTCTGAGGCGGCTCATGCTAACAAAACTGGCGGTAACATTGATACCGTTGATCCCGTTCTGATTTCGTTGGTTCGTAGAGCTATGCCTAATCTTATCGCCTATGATGTTTGTGGTGTTCAACCAATGACTGGTCCTACCGGACTGATCTTTGCTATGAAATCACACGTTACATCTCAGGCTGGTGTAGAAGCAGCTGACTCTAAAGAAGCCGACACATCATTGTCTGGTAGTGGAACTCATTCCGCTAACAGTAACCCCGCAGATGCTTCCATGACTACTGGTACTGGTACTGCAACAGCTACACAAGAAGCTGATGTGACCATTACTGAGATGGCATTCGCAATCGACAAAGTAACTGTAACTGCTAAGTCCAGAGCACTCAAAGCTGAGTACACAATGGAATTGGCTCAGGATCTTAAAGCTGTTCACGGCTTGGATGCTGAAACAGAATTGTCAAACATTCTGTCAAGTGAAATCTTGGCTGAGATCAACCGCGAAGTTATGAGATCAATTTATGTCGGTGCAAAACCGGGTGCTGCACACAATGTGGCTAATGCCGGAACATTCGACTTAGATACTGATTCTAACGGACGTTGGTCAGTAGAAAAATTTAAAGGCTTGATGTTCCAAATTGAACGTGAAGCTAACGCAATTGCTAAAGATACTCGCAGAGGAAAAGGTAATATTCTTATCACTTCTTCAGACGTAGCATCTGCATTAGCAATGGCTGGACAATTATCCGGTGTTCCATCTGGAAACGATATTCACCCAGATGACACAGGAGCAACAATGGTAGGAACGCTAAATGGTCGATATAAAGTTTATGTTGATCCTTATGCACCAACTTCTGCAACTAACTATTTCTGTGTTGGTTACAAAGGTTCAAGTGCGTATGACGCCGGACTATTCTATTGTCCTTATGTACCATTGCAAATGGTTCGCGCAGTTGGTGAGAATTCTTTCCAACCAAAAATCGGATTTAAGACTCGTTACGGTCTTGTAACTAATCCTTTTGCTAACGATAGTAACGCCGCTAATAACGGTGCCGGTGACGGAGCACTTGTTGCTGATCAGAACCGCTATTACAGAATCGTTACTGTTGCAAACTTGATGTAATTTTGTACATAAATTACAGATCAAAGGGTGGGCTTTTGTCCACCCTTTTTTTGTGCTTACTAAATAGTAGTAGAGGTACAAATGGCTTTAAATGATCAAATCAAAAATATAAATCCGATATCGGAAGTTCAATTTAAGTTCGAGCTTATAGATTTTCCAGCAACAACATTTTTTGTTCAAACCGTCAATTTGCCCGGTGTAGCATTGGATCCTTCACCTTTAGGTAGACCTATGCGAACGGATGTTCAGTTAATGACGGGTGCAGTTTCGTATGAGCCCTTGGAAGTTGGATTTATAGTTGATGAATATTTAAAGAATTGGCAAGAACTATTTAAATGGGTAACGGGGCCACAACCTCACTATACTCAAGCTATATTAACACTATTAAGTAGTTCTATGAATCCCACATTGGAAGTGCATTTCGAACATGTTTTTCCCACAACTTTAACTGAAATAGCGTTTGACAGTACAATATCTGAACCTACAAGTTTAATATCTACTGTTACACTTAATTATAATAAATATACTATTAAAAACTTATTGAATAATTAAATGGCTAAATCTAAAACAGTAAGACAAATTGAGAGAAAAGCTCCATCCCCAAAAAGAACTAGTATAGGGAAATCTTTATTTTCTAGACCTAAAAATAAAAATAAAAAAGCAGGTTGGAAAAAGTATAGAGGACAAGGTAAATGAAGGAAAGTTTAACTACGGCTATTGCATTTGCAGTTGCTTTATATTGTCTTTTTCTTTTAGGTATGATAACAAATAGTGTTAGTACTATAAAAGATGATGTACAAGAAATTAAGAAAAACGTAAATTATATGGATAAATGAAGTTTGAAGAAATACAGAAATTATGGTCAAGTGATTGTGAAATTGATGAAACAGAATTATCTCAAGAATCAGTAAAAATTCCACAACTACATAACAAATATCTAATTATCTTTCACGATGAAAGATTAAGACACCGTACTATGAAATTTGAACATAGTAAACTCTTAAAATCTAAAAGAGAATATTATTCTGGGAGAATGACAGAAGAAGAAATGGAAGCTCTCGATTGGGAACCATTTCAATTTAAATTACTCAAAGCAGATATTCAAGAATATATAGATGCTGATGATGATATAATAGAACTCAAGAAAAAAACTGCACTACAAGAAGAAAAGGTTGAATATCTTGAAGCTATAGTAAAGGGATTATCCAATAGAGGATACTTAATTAAAAATGCAATCGACTGGAAGCGTTTTACAGAAGGGCATTGAAGACATCCACATATCTAAGCACGATGAAGTATATTTAAAAATTGCTTGTGAAGCTTCAGTTGCTCAAGAAATATGTGATTATTTTACTTTTTATGTTCCGGGTTATACTTTTATGCCCGCATATCGTAATAAAATCTGGGATGGTAAGATAAGACTATTTAATATCCATAGTAGATATCTCTATAGTGGGTTACTTGAATATGTTTTTATATTTGCTAAAAAAAGAAACTATAAAGTTATTCCAGATGGAGATTGGTGGAAACCACGTAAAATAGAACATAATCAAGAATTCATTGATAAGCTAAATTTACCATTTGAACCCAGAGATTATCAATTAGATGCATTTCATCATGCATTATCTTATCAGAAAACATTATTAGTTTCTCCTACCGCAAGTGGAAAATCTTTAATTATCTATTTAATTGTAAGAGCATTAAATGTAAAAACTTTAATTATTGTTCCTACAACATCTTTAGTTTCTCAATTATATTCAGATTTTAAAGAATATGGATGGGATTCTGCGAAATATTGTCATCAAGTATATGCGGGACAAGATAAAGTTTCAGATAAAAAAGTAGTTATTTCTACATGGCAATCAATTTATAAACTTAATAAAAAAACTTTTGAACCATACA